CGTAATATGAGGGCGAATGGTGAGATGATAAATAAAAATCCTCGTATTAAAATGTCAACAATACACGGAGCAAAAGGAGGAGAAGCCGACAAAGTTTTACTGATGCAAGACATAACTAATGCAGCGCTAGAAACGTTTAGTCACGACCCGGATGAATTACATAGATTATTCTACACAGGTGCGACGCGCGCGAAGCGTGAATTACACGTCTTAGATCCAAAAGATTTTGATAGGGCTTATATATTATGAAATGTTTTTATTGTAGCGCAGAAGTAAGATGGAATAATGATTATGATACAGAAGATACTTATCCTGAATCAGAACATTTAATTGTTAGTATGTATGAATGTGACAAATGTAATACTTGGTACGAAGTGTTTCATCAAAAAAAGGAGAAAAAAAATGAAAAATAAATATAAAAAATTATTAAAATCAGGAGTAATAAATAAAGATGCTAAATTAGGAGATTTAAAATCTTTGTTAAGACAAGTTGGTGGACAACACTACCAGGATTTTGTCATTCAGCCAGCAGAGTTTATAAACAAAAACAAGTTGCTTTTTGCTGAAGGCAACGCTATAAAATATATAGTGAGAGCATCTAAAAAAGGTGGAAGAGAAGACCTTCTAAAAGCTAAACACTATATTGATATGATAATCGAAAGGGATTACGAATGAGAAATACTCAAATACCTTTGTTTACTCCAGAAACAGAGTGGGTAATGCCGGACGAACTAAAAGATTTAAAAGGTTGTAAAGAAATAGCTATAGATTTAGAGACTAATGATCCACATTTAAAGGAATTAGGCTCTGGTAATGTAACAGGAAAAGGACACATTGCAGGCATTGCGGTGGCCGTAGAGGGCTGGTCAGGTTATTTTCCGATACACCACGAGTCTGGTGGTAATATGGACAAAAAATTAGTGCTTTCTTGGTTAAAAGATGTCTGTAATCAAGAAGAAACTACCTTCATATTTCACAATGCTATGTACGATATTTGCTGGTTAAGGTCAGCAGGACTTACCATTAAAGGTAAAATTGTTGACACTATGATAGCAGCGTCTTTGATAGATGAGAATAGAATGTCTTATGCATTAAACACGTTGTCTAGATTTTATATAGGTATGGGTAAAGATGAAAGTATTTTAAATGCAGCAGCAAAAGAGTATGGTTTAGATCCTAAAAAAGATATGTGGAGATTACCTGCATTATTTGTAGGCCAATATGCTGAAAGAGATGCAGAAGCTACATTAAAACTTTGGAAAAGATTAGAGACTGAACTTTACACTCAAGAACTTTGGGATGTATTTAACTTGGAAACAAAATTATTTCCTTGTTTAGTTGATATGAGATTTAAAGGTGTAAGAGTTGATTTAGAGAAAGCAGCTAAGATTAAGAAAAATCTTATGCAACGTGAATCTAAAATTATTAGTAAAATTAAAAACTTAACTAATGTTGATGTAGAAATACACGCAGCTAGATCTATTGCAAAAGCTTTTGATAAACTAAAACTTCCATATGATAGAACAGAAAAAAGTAAACAACCAAGTTTTACAAAAAACTTTTTACAAAATCATCCACACGAATTACCAAAATTAATTGCAGATGCAAGAGAGATAAACAAAGCTCACACTACATTTATAGATTCAATAACTAAACATTCAGTTAATGGTAGAATACACGCAGATATAAATCAAATTAGATCAGACGCAGGAGGAACTGTAACAGGTAGATTTAGTATGAGTAATCCAAACTTACAACAGATACCTGCAAGACATCCTGAACTAGGTCCTATGATTAGATCTATATTTATTCCAGAAGAAAAAACTGTTTGGGGATCATTTGATTACTCACAACAAGAACCTAGAATTTTAGTACACTATGCTAAACTACAAAACTTAAATGGTGTTGATGAAATTGTAGATGCATACAATGCAGGAGATGCAGATTTCCACCAGGTTGTAGCAGATATGGCAGGCATAGAACGTAAACAAGCCAAGACAATTAATTTAGGTTTGATGTATGGTATGGGTAAAAATAAATTAATGGCTGAACTAGGATTAATGAAAGAATCTGCAGAGAAACTAATTAAACAATACCACAGTAAAGCACCTTTCGTAAAACAACTTATGGATAATGTATCTCGTAAAGCAAATGATAGAGGTAAAATTAGAACTTTAGGTGGTCGTGCGTGTCATTTTGATCTTTGGCAACCAGTACAATTTGGTGTATTCAAACCATTACCACTAGAGATGGCTAGAAAAGAATATGATGAGCCATTAAAACGTGCATTTACTTACAAAGCATTAAACAAATTAATACAAGGATCAGCAGCAGATATGACAAAGAAAAGTATGGTAGCTTTATATGAAAATGGTATAATACCACACATTCAAATTCACGATGAAGTAGACATATCAGTGGAGTCGGATGCTAAAGCAGAAAAAATTATTGAGATAATGGAATCTGCAGTGGAACTTAAAGTTCCAAACAAAGTAGATTATGAACACGGTGCTAATTGGGGTGAAATAAAATAATGGCTTATTTAAACGCAAACATCCCCGCAACCTATGCACAAATACGAAAGGAGTATTTATATGATCTTAAAAAACATCACGGAGAAGTTGAAGACTGTATTATCTTTGGCCTTACCTCTATGGGTGGGCGTGCAATCTTATTTCATTGCATTATGGAAAATGGTGCAATCTTTTATCGTCTCCCAATATCAGCATTTATTCAAAGAGGATTTAAAATCGAAGATGTACCTAAACGTAGACTTGATGAGTTGGAGTTATGGAATTCTTTTAGTTATTTTCCTGCTGTTATTAATTGGAATATCCTAGGAGCAGCTTCAGGTAAGTATATTGGTAAAGATAAGAAGTGGCATCACGGCCGTTACTTATTTACAGTTGACTGGGCACACCCAGATGGTAATATACTAGATACCGATCATTCGGAGATACCACACGAACATAAGTGTGCACATATCATAGCCCTAGACGATGGGAACTATGCGGCTCAGCCAAACAACAGATGTATTTGGGACTTACCTTCTTTCACAGTGAAAGATAATATTCCTGATTGGAAGGTACAAACTAACGAATGGAACGTAGAAGATACAGGTGAATGGAAGACAGAAGACACTGACAATTTCTTTTATGAGATTGAGGAAAAAAAATGAGGACGTTAAATTATGAACATTGCAGAACTATTCAAAAAGAATTTTATATTAGTACCCGTAATAGCTTCTGTATTAGTTGGAACGTTCACTGGTGTTAGATACATTGTTAATCTAACAGACACAATCAACGACAATCAAACTCAAATAGTAAATCTTCAAAGAGATTTAAAAGTTGCACAAGAAAAACTTACAGATCAAAATACAAGATTAACTTCTGCTGAATCTACTTGGCAGATGGCAGAGAATTTATATAGACAACTAGCAGATCAAGTTAGAGAACACAGTTATGATATTAAGGATTTAAATAGGTAATGTATGGAGATTCAAAGGATGGATTACAGATTTACAATAATTTTATTTATAATGATAACACTACTAGCTTTGTTTGGTGGACCTGCACACAGTAAAAATGAGTATCTTAATGAGTATGGTGCCAGATGTGGGGATTTTGAAGTAACAACAGAAAGACGTGATACTGATTATAACTATAGTGAAAATAGTACACACGAAGATGAATATGTTAGATTTACTTATAGAAAATATTTAGGCACAGATTGTAAGACACAAAAAGAAAACGTAAAACTTAAACAACAATTAGAGTTAATGAAAATGTGTGGTCGAGTTAATGCTAATCCAACACTAAAACATAACCCTGAATTTTCTTTATTGGTAAATAAATGTAGGGGTATTGCTCCTTCAGGCCTTGATAATAGACCTAACGATGCAAATAGCCATTGGGATTCCCTTAAAAATGACTACAAAAAAGAAAATCCTGATGTTATACTAATGAACGATAAATTTATAGGACCAACAAATGAAACTAAGTGAAAATACATCAGTAAGTATGCCTATTCGTAATATGGCAATGATTATAGCTGGTGTTGTAGCTGGTGTGTTTGCATACACAGAACTTACTGGAAGACTAACATCATTAGAGACATCAAGAGAACTATTCCAGGCTGATTTACTTAAGAAGAGTGAACAAAAACCAACAGACCAGGAACAATTTATGTTATTGGAATCAGTGTATGAAGATGTGGAAAAATTAATTAAGAATCAAGAACAAAATATGACTAACAAAGTTAACATAGAATTTCTAAAAGAACAACTAGAAAAAACTTTAGCTGATGTAGAAGCATTAAAAGATAAGGTAAGAGCAAATGGCACGGGTCACTAGAAAACTTATAAAATATTTAGAAGATATAAAAAAGAAATCAAAAATAATAAAACTTTTTAAAGCAAGAA